ATCACTATCTTGCAATTCGATCAGGAAGTGGGGTCGGAAAGAGTTTCTTTCTGAGCGCAATGATCTGTTGGTTTCTCACCACAAAGCCCTTTTGCAGAGTGCCCTGTACAGCACCAAGTCAGCATCAACTCTTTGACATTTTATGGGCAGAGGTCTTTGAGATGATTCAACGATCAAAATTCCTCACTAATATGCTCGATTGGACTCAAACATCAGTTAAAGTCAAAGGATATGGCCCTAGTTGGTATGCAGTCGCACGAACGGCCTCAGTGTCACCTGATGGCTCAGTTGCTGAAGGACTCTCAGGTTTTCACGCAAAGGACAGCTTGATGTTCATTATTGATGAGGCCTCAGGTGTGCCTGATGCTGTTTTTCCAGCAGTTGAAGGTGCCCTTACGGGTGAGAATGCATATTGTATTCTTGCTAGTAATCCTACAAGGTTAAAAGGATACTACTATGATGTATTTCATAGACGGGCCACTGGAGAAAGATATAAAAAAATTCATGTTCCATGCTCAACTTCAGCCCGTGTCACCCAACAATATCTAGACATGATGTCGGAACGCTATGGTAAAGAGCATCCGATATATAAAATAAAAGTTGATGGAGATTTTCCTACCGATGAAGAGGGTTTTCTTATTCCATATTCACACATTCAGCATATGGAGAACAATAAGAAAGAACTTATCGTTTCAAAATCAATGCCGATTGAAATTGGAATCGATATGGGCCGTACAAAAGCGGCAAGTGTTGCTTGTGTAAGACAAGGATACAATATTCTTAATTGGGAAGAAAAGAGACGATATGGAGGTATTACAGAAACCAACGAACTCACGCAATGGGTTGTTGGGCTCATCAATACATGGGAACCCCAGTCAGTAAAAATTGATGCACTGCATATAGGCATGGGTGTTTGTGATAATCTTAAGCCGATCTATTCTTTTATTGTTCCAATTATTGGTCAGGCTAAATCTAATGAACCAGATCGGTATATGAACATACGAGCAGAAGGATACTATACACTTGCTGAAATGATTCCAAAACTTTGGTGCAAAAATTGGCCAGACAGAGCTCTTACTGAGCTGGGTGATCTTTACAAGAAAGTTTCTCCTTCTGGGAGACGTGCAATTGAGTCAAAAGAAGAGATGCGAAAACGAGCTTTAAAGAGTCCTGACTATGCTGACGCCCTCATGTATGCTTTTTTAAATCCAGAGGGGTCTGTCGAAGAGATAGAAATTCAGCCAGCAGGAGCTTTTTTGAGAAACAATCTTGGACTTATTCATGCTGGAAAACCCAAATGGCATATTGGCCCTAAAAGAAATGAATTAGGATCTGCAAGATGGAGAAGCATTTAATGTTTTGGACTGAGGACTTTATTGAGAAGTACTTAAAGAGATCAAAAGAGATACGAATTGACGGTACCAAGTTATATGATTTAGAGTTTATGCGGATTATAGTTATAGCAGCTTTCTTTCATGATATGTATATGATGGTAAGAGAGTATATTCCTGATGATCATTTGCTTAATCAGAGAGGCTCTGACGAGGGGGATCTTTTTAATAGAATCTGCAAGACAGGTATGCTTGGAGCCTCTCCCAACATAAAAGTGAGTGGATAATGGGTAAGATTAATAGTTATACCAGGCTGGGGCCAATTGGTAAATCTGGCATCAATTGGTCTAATGGATACATATATGAAGAATTCTTGACAGAGCTACAAGATTCTAATGGAATTCGTATATATCGTGAGATGAGCGATAATGATGATGTTATTGGGGCTATTTTATTTGCAATCAAACATATTTTGGGCTCAGTTAAATGGACAGTTCGTACTTGGGACGGTCAGGTATCGAATGATGACGAAGATGTTGTCTTTTTACGAAAAAATATGAGCGGCATGACACACTCTTGGCAAGAGTTCATCACGGATGTCTTATCTATGCTTGTTTATGGATGGGCTCTTTTTGAGCCAATCTACACTCTCAGAGACGGAAAAAGATGCTGGAAAAGTATATCGCTTAGGTCTCAGAGTTCTTATGATCGATGGGAGATAGACGAAAGGACCAGTGTTGTCTATGGAATGTGGCAAAACCCTGCACCGAACTATGAACTTATTTATCTTCCGTTCTCAAAATGTTTACTTTTTCGCACAGAACTTGCAGGTGATAACCCAATGGGGCGTTCTATACTGAGAAATGCATATCGAGCTTGGTACTTTAAAAAGAATCTTGAGGAAGTTGAGGCAATTGGAATTGAGCGTGATCTTACGGGGTTACCTTTTGCTCGTCCTCCTGAAGGTTTTGACATGAACAGCGATGGAGTTGAAGAACAAAATGCAATTAATTATACCAAAAAATTGTTATCAAATATGAGACGAGATGAGCAAGATGGCATTTTTATTCCAACGGGGTGGGAAATAGGCTTAATGGCGTCGCCTGGTGCTCGTCAATTTGATACAACTCCCGTAATTAACAGATACTCAAAAGGAATTGCACTTACTGTTCTTGCACAATTTATTATGCTCGGTATGGAACGAACGGGTTCATATGCTCTTGCTGGAGAGTTCACTGAGATGTTCTATAATTGTATTGAGGGGTGGATCAATAACATAGCAAACACGATTAATAGATATGCTGTGAAGAGGCTCTTTGCTCTTAATGGGCGAGTCGGAGATGATTTACCAAAAGTAACGCATGTTCCATCAAGTGTGCGTCGATATAGATTGAAAGATATTGCAGCCTATGTAAAGGATCTCACCGGAGTTGAAATGCTTGATCCTGATGACGATCTTAGGCTTTTTCTAAAACAATATGCTCGACTTGAGAGACACGAAGAGATAGCTAAATGATGAATACTAAAGAACAATTACTTAGAGATCACAGATTGTATCATAGATGGTTTAGGGAGCTTTCAGGTGGAAAGCTTTTGTATAATGCAGACAAATCATTAAAAACGAAAAAAGATATTACAAATAATCATGGATTTCTTGTTGATCAAATGATTAAAAATCATATCAATCATTACTTAGTAGATGACTTGGATGAATTTTTAGACAATGACGTTAAGAAACTTTGCATGGTTAAAGATCTTTTAAAACTTCCCAGAGAGTATGTAGTGATCAAAGACTTTTTGGCTTTACGTGACGACGGGATAATACTTAGATCTAAACTTTTTAACAACAAGAATTTAGTTGATCTGTCTCAAAGTATTGAGATGGTTAAGCGGATTCTTAAAATGCAAGAAAGCTCTTTGGAATGTACTTCATTATCAAATGATTCCATTGTGCCATTATATGATTTGATCTTACGACGCAAGATGACAACACTTCCGAGACAGCAGGAAGGTTTTGTTAAGTTGTGGGTCGGAGATTGTGAGCGTAAAACCGAAGACTTTATTGGGATGAGCAACATTATAAATAAAAATGTAGATGCTCTTATTGATTATGAAGCTAATAAGATTCCTTTTGAGAATGATTCAACTTCGGAATTAGTTTTCTGTAACTTGTTGAACCAAACATATGCTCCCGCGCTCTGGATGAAAGAGGCTCACAGAGTTCTTAGTGACGGGGGTTTGTTACACTTTGAGACATTGAGTATAAAGTCTGGTGGGCTTGCTCATCCTTATGATAAATCTTATATAAATAAAGACTTTTTTGCTTTTTGGACGGTACAAGGATTGCTTGGAGATCGTCCTAAGTTTGATCTTGTTGATATACAAGAGAGCTTGTATGATGAAGACTTCGAAAATATTGTTGTAGTTCAAGGTACTCTTAAGGCTGTAAAGTCTTACGTTAAGCCCTTTTTTAAAGATTCTGACTCCTGTGCAATTGTGAACGCTGAGATACTTGCAGATAATCCTAATTTTGGTGTGTTTGGCATTGGGTTGAAAGATGAAACTGGTAATTTAGTTGAGATTGGACATTCGCATCCAACTGATATTGACATAAAAGTTAATGATAAGGTTTCTGTTTTTGTTGATGGTTTATATAAAGAAGAAGATAAGTTTTTTGCTCAACAGATTATTATTCTTGAAAAGAGTGATGACTCTGAAGATATTGATTTGGTTGAGCAAGTTTTGAAAGATAAAGAGGAAGAAGAACTTGTTAAGCTTAAAGTTATTAGGCAAGATAAGGCTTCTGATGAATACCATTTGGTTTATGGAGTTGTAGCTGAACCTGGTCTTGAAGACTCAGACGGACATTGGTCTTCAGCTGATGATATCAGGGAGGATGCTCATACTTTTCTTGCTAGAAGAAGAAATGTGAAGATAAGTCATTTCTTGCCGAGTGACTCTGAGATAGTAGAATCCTACATGTCTCCGGTTGATTGGACAGCTCCGGATGGGCAGGTAATTAAAAAGGATTCTTGGGTTGCTGTTATAAGAGTCAAAGAAGCTGAAGTATGGAACGGTATAGAAAATGGAGATATCGTAGGTTTTTCAAAGGGTGGACTTGCAGTAAAGCTGTAGTTCTCATTTTCACCTATTGAAAAAGAGGGACATTATGAAAAAAAAGAAAAAGCGGATTAGGATTAAACCATACTCAGACGAGCTCTCTTTTGCATTTAATCCTAAGACTGGTAAAAAATTTTTTATGAGAAAGGATGATAGTATGCCTGGTTTGATTGAAATTTTGCAGGATGAAAAGGTTTCAATACTGAAGAAAGATGAAGTTCTGCAGCTTTTACAGAATGAGAGGATTTCAGAAGATGGTATTAACGCTATTGAGGGTGTTCTTAAGATATTGCTTATGAATAAAGATGAGCTTCCTAAAGGACTTCTCACCAAGATTGCAAAATCTGTACCAGAGTATAGTACCTTTGCAGATCCTTGTGACGTCGCAGATGTTGAAACGCTCAGGAGTGATATTAGAAAGGAAATTCTTGAGGAGATGAAGAAAGATGGTAAGAACTTTGAGACTCTTCAGGCTCAGATGATCCAACTTCAGCAGGATCTTAAAGCATCAAGTGAGGAGCTTAAAAGTGCAAAGGTTGAGATTGCAAAGGCTCAGGATGAACGAGAGTTTGTCAAGATTAGACAGGATCTTCAGAATGCTTGTGCTGTAGGAGATCTTGATGAGACGGCTCACATGATTCAGGCTGTCAGTAAAATTGATAAAGATCTTGCTGATAATCTTATGAAGCAACAGAAGGATGTTGCGAATATAGCGCAGGCGATTGGAATTGATGATAATCTTGGTCGTTCTGGTGGTGGCGAACCATCAAGTGCATTTGATAAGCTTAATAAAATGGTTCAGGATAAAATGGCTGCTGATTCCAGTCTTTTACCCAATAAAGCATGGAGAATGATTAAAGATGAGAATCCTGCTTTATTCAAGCAATATCTTAAATCACGAAAAGGTCACACTCCTATAGGAGATTAAGGAGATAGATTATGGCTTTGGAACATGGATTGGTCACGATTTCCCTTGAAGCAGGGGAGGATCTTGACACTAAGCAGTATTATCTTGTGGGTCCGGATGCTGACAAGAAAGCAATGCTGGACGATGGTGCTGGTCCTTTGTTTACTTGTGGTCCAGTGCAGAACAAGCCCAAAGAAGGAGAAGCCGCTTCAGTTGCGATTGCAGGAATCTCTAAGGTTGTCCTTGGAGGTACTGTTGCAGCTGGCGATCCTCTTAAAACTGATGGTTCTACAGGTAAGGCTGCAAAGCAGACTTCAGGGGAGTCATTCGGCAGGGTCTTGGAAGCTGGTGTTGATGGTCAGATTGCATCAGTTTTGCTGATGAGAGAGACCATATAACTTAAGAGCTGAAAGGAGAATTTTAAATGCCACAACCTACTGGAAGGGATCTATATATTGACAAGCTCTTAAGTAATGTTAGCTTGGGATATTCTCTGATCCCTGGAGATTTTGTTGCAGATCAGATCTTTCCAATTGTAAATGTGCCTCAGCAATCAGGAAAGATTGGAAAGTACAATAAAGGAGATTGGTTCCGTGATGAGGCAGAAAAGCGGGCACCAGGAGTTGAGAGCTCTGGGGGCGGTTACAAGCATGAAGACCCAGCAGAGTTCTTTTGTGATGAGTGGGCATTTCACAAGGATATTGTAGATGAAGATATAGACAATGCTGATGATGTATTTGACGCCGAAGAGGATGCGACATCGTATGTTACGGATAAGATTAGGATTTCAAGAGAACGAAGATTCTCTTCGAGCTTCTTTGGTACTGGCCTCTATACAACAGACTTATCAGGTGTAACTATTACTCCTGGAAGTGATGAGTTTAAGTGCTGGGACGAGAGTGGCTCAACGCCTATAGAAGATATTGATGGTGCAAAACTCATCATGCGTCTTTTAATTGGTCGAGTTCCTAACGTTCTTGTCGTGTCAGAGCGAGTTCATTTTACTCTGAAGAATCACTCTGAGATTCTAGATCGATACAAATACACTACAAGTGAGAATATCACTAAGGGTATTCTTGCTAATGTATTTGAAGTTGATAAGTATTTGGTGGCTGCATCAGTATATGCGCCAAATGCAGAAGGTATAGCAACGGCTGATACACTTGCGTATTCACTTAATCAGTATGGTGCTCTTCTTGCATTTGTTGAGCCTTCTCCATCGAAAAGACGCCCCTCAATGGGTTATACATTGAGATGGAATCGTCCTGCTAATCGTGGAATTAGTGGTGATCGATATAAGTCTACAATTAGAAGATTCAGAAATAATGAGAAGGGTTATACTCGTATTGAAGGGTCTTCTTATGAAAAGATGATCTTGTTAGCTCCTGACGCTGGTATTTTCTTCAATAATGCTATCGCAAATGGAAGAACTTTAAGTTAAGCGAAAGGATTTTTAATATGGCATTCACATACGATTCTGACTTATTGAGCACAAGCGAGCTCTATCAAATCCGCCTTGAAATTGGTGATACCAACGAATATGAATTCTTCTTAGAAGATGCAGAAATTCAATGGGTCATGGACAGAGAATCTTCCTTCTATTCTCGATGTTCGAAATGCTGCGATTTAATTGTAGCTAAGCTTTCTAAAGAAGTTGACTATACATCTGGAGCTGTTTCTGAGAAACTTTCTCAGTTGATAGATCGTTACAAGTGTCTTAAGAGTGAGCTTTCTGCTCGTGGGTCAGGATCGTATCCCTGGATGCGAAGTATAAGTGTTTCTGATAAAGAAACGAATGAAGCCGATACAGATCGTACAAAGCCATTCTTTAAGAGAGGTCTGCATGACAATACATAGTAGGATGGTTCATATAATTGACATTAATAATCCAACTTGGAGTGCTGGAAGCAAGACTGACAATTGGACAAACGATGTTCGAGCATTCATTATTGAGTCAGCAAGGATACTTAGAACAACGAAAGGTGACTTTGTGAAAGCGAACTTTTTAGCTGTTGTTGGCTCAGCTGTGACTATTAATCAAGATGCAGAGATTAGATATGATAGCAAAGTTTATCCAGTAATTCAGGTTTCAAAGCTGAGGCGATCTTTCTCGTCTCAAATAAAACACATAGAGATTTATGCATGAAAATAACTGTTACATATGATCCATCAAATCTAATTGCAGCATTTGGCGAGATTACTGCAAACATCCGAGCTAAAAGTCCAGAAACAATGAGGCGGGCTGTTGAACAGTTTCGAGAGGATTGTATTAACGTACCTCCTCTTTGTCCTAGAAGATATGGTGGGCTTATTGAAGCTCATAGAATTTTTGTGGTACAAGAGGATTCTAGTACTGTTGGGGTGCTTCATGTACAGAAAAGATTTGCTCGTGCTTTGCATGAGGGTGTCTGTGGACCAAATCTTGTACCAGTAAGGAATTGGACTAGGGATGGATCTGGCCCGAAGTGGGTCGAAGATAAAATGATCAGGTTTGGTAATAAGTATGTTGCAATAGCAGCTGACGGACTCTTTACATAATGAATTAGGAGATTGATCTATGAAGCGTTATGAGTATATTGTAAAAAAGATATCTAAATATGTCGAAGAAACTCTCTGTGAAATGGGTAAACATGGCTGGAGACTAGTGACGGTTGATAATCAAACTTTTTACTTTGTTCGTGACACAAAGGGGGATGAATAATGTCACATTATCACATTTTAAGCCAAAAGGATAATAAAAGGTTGATTAAAGTTGTCTTCCATATTGCTGTGCCTCCTGCTTCTACAAATGAAGCGGGTGTTCTCTATACAGAAGTTGTAAAAAAGTGTGAAGATCTAAATTCTATATTGCCAGGCTTTGCAACTGATTTTCCTGTAGAGTATCAGGATATGCAAGATGGAAAGGTGATAGAAAGACAAAAAACTATATTGTTCTCCTCAGATGCACTTAGTCCAGCCCAAAAACTAGATGAGATTATAAATGGTAATGCTAGTTGGGAGGGATACAATACTTTCAAAACCAATCTTCTTAATGATCTTGCAGTTGTCTGGGAGTGGTATGGCAAGAATGGAGATATCACTTAAGTGCGAAAGTATGAAAAAGCTATAGATTACTTTATATCGTATCCAAAGTCAGGTCGCACGTGGGTTCGGTTCATGTATGTAACCTATTTAGAGATGCATTTTAAGCTGATACATAAAAACATATTTGATACAGAAGCAGATTTAATTTATTATTGGCAGCCTCAATGGACTCATATAGGAACATCTCCAGAAGAGAGGAAATCATTTTACTCTATCGGTGGTGTTAACTTTAATCATCTCAGAGAATCAAAATGCGTTTGGATTACTCGTAATATTTATGATACGCTGGCTTCACTTTATTATCACTCTCTTTATAGAGATGGAATTAATTATTCAGGCACAGTCTCAGATTTTGTAAGAGATTCAAAGTATGGTGCACTAAAGATATGCTGTTTTTATGCTGCAATGTATGAAAGCTTGTGTAATGGTACTAAGCGCAGCTCAACATTGAAGATATCCTACGAACAATTGGTAAAAGATAGTTCTTCAGTCTTATTAAAATTGTTGGACTACGCTGGAATAAAACCTAACAACGACTATGTAAAGGTTGCTGTTGAGAAGTCTGAGTTTAAAAATATGAAGAAACTTGGCACTTCTTATGCTTATGAGGGAACTTGGTTAGCACCTACAAATTCGGATAATGAAGATAGTTATAAAGTTCGTAAAGCTGAGCCAGGAGGATTTAAAAAGGTACTATCAAAAAAAGATATTGAATACATTGACGCTGTAGCATCTATTGTGTTGCCAAATAATAAGGAGATTTTGAGATGGACTTAGTTGGAATTAAAGTAAAAATTACACTTAAAGATGATGGAAAGGCACAATATCCCGATTGGTCACAGACATCTTTTCGTCAGGCAAATCCTAATTATAAGATAGGAAAGTTTGGTGGTTGGCATTATGATAAGTGTGGTCATACTAAAAGTGATGTTGGTAGTCCTCTTGGTGTGCAATATGGGATGTTGTTGGTAGAACAAGCATTTGCTGATGAGGCAGTAACGGTCTTTCCTAATCTGGTTACAAAAATGACAGCAGCTGAGGTTGAGGATTTCTGGAATAATAAGGCATATGCACATTTACCAGAAAATAAGCACAATATGGATGTACTTAATGGTTTGAAGTTAGAGTATGATATGAAAGTGATTCTTAATCAAGATACTGCTAGTATAAAGGCTAAGATAGCTAAAGCATTAGATCCTGTTGATGTAGAACCAGGTGTCTCTCAAGATAGAAACAAAGTCTTATCAACAGCACTTGTAGATGCCGGAGTCACTGTAGTTGATGCAAAATAGGAGGGTATTAATAACTGTTCCTAATACAAAGTGGATACACAAAACAGTCGTTCATATCTTGCTATTGCTTCAGGTTGATAAGAGATATCATACAACAATTGAGTTTCCATCTGCTAGACCTTATGAAAATAATCTTAATAAAATTGTGAGAACTTTTCTAGATAGAGACTATGATTTTTGGTTGTCTATCGATGTTGATAATGCACCAATTAGGAATCCGTTAGATCTAGTTGGGTTAGATAAAGATATTATAGGACTTCCTACACCTATTTGGCATTTTGAGAATAAAAAGAAGGGAGAGCGTCCTATATATTGGAATGGCTACGATTATGTAGAGAAAGACTTAGCATATAAAGAACATCTTCCAAGAGAAGGACTTCAGAAAGTTGATGCAGTAGGTACAGGATGTTTTTTGATTGCTCGACGAGTTTTCTTGAGTCCAATAATGCAACGGGGACCTTTTGTTAGAAAGCTTAATATGGACGGTAGTGTTGATAAGGGAAATGATATTTCGTTTTGTGAGAGAGCGAGAGAACAAGGATTTGAAATTTATTGTCATTATGATTATCCTTGCAATCACTTTACAGAACTTAACTTACATGAAGTAGCGTATGCTATAAAGCAATTAATGGTGTAAAATGGCTAATACTCCGTGGATAGGTATTGAAGCTACAAAACTGTATCTTCAGAGTGGACAGTTTACGTCTACTGTTAAGACAAGTGAAAATATAGGCAGCATTGATAATGCACCAACAGGCATCAGTTATGATGGTACAGATACACCTTGGTGTGGTAGTCAGGCGGACAAACTTTATCTGACCAGTGGGCAATTCACATCTACTCTCAAAGATAGTCAGGATGTGTCTGGTGTTGATACCTCTGTGTTGGATGTATCTTGGGATGGAGCGAACAGTCCTTGGATCGGCAATATAGCAAAAAAGCTTTATCTTCAAAGCGGACAATTTTCAACTACTATCAAGACAAGTGAGTATGTTGGGGTTGTTGATGGAACTACTACTGGCATCAGTTATGATGGAGTAAATACGCCCTGGACTGGAAACTTTAATGACATACTGGTTTTAACAAGTGGTCAATTTACGTCAACTATCAAGACAAGTGAGAGTGTAAACAGTATTGATACCAATCCGAATGGCATCAGCTATGATGGAACTAACACACTTTGGTCTGGCACGGGAGGCATAAAGTTATATCTTCAGAGTGGACAATTTACATCTACTTTGAAGACAAGTGAAGATATAAGTGGTATAGACTCAAGTATTCAGGGTATTTGCACGGATGACGTAAATGCTAGGTTGGGGATTGGTGGTGATAGATCTGTAAGTGTTGATGATACTATCTCTTTAAGTGATACTGTTTCTGTAGAATTATGGTCGGCTTTTTCTGATAATACTCCTTGGTGTGGCACAACAGCAGATAAATTATACTTGCAGGATGGACGCTTTAATTCAACTCTTGTTACTAGTCAGGATGTTTCTGGAGTAGATGGAGAACCCTCTGGTATTACGTATGATGGTGTTAATACTCCTTGGTGTGGAGCTACTGACGGTAAGGTTTATCTAACTAGCGGTCAATTTACTGGAACTATCAAAGATAGTCAAAGTGTAACAGGGTGGGAAAGTGATATTCAAGGAGTAAGTTGGGATGGTGCACATACACCATTTACAGGGGCTTCAGATAAGCTATTTCTATTAAGTGGCCAATTTTCTACATCTCTTAAGACTAGTCTGGATGTTTCTGGCATCG